TAATCGTGAACATGCCACCAAGGCACACGAAGTCAGAGTTTGCATCTTATCTCCTGCCAGCATGGATGGTGGGCCGTGAGCCGAGGTTAAAGATTATTCAAGCAACGCACACGGGTGAACTCGCTGTAAGATTCGGACGTAAAGCAAAGAACCTAATTGATAGTGAAGATTATTCTAAAATTTTTAAAACAACCCTACAAGAAGATAGTAAGGCAGCCGGACGTTGGGAGACTGCTCAAGGTGGTGAATACTTCGCCGCCGGTGTTGGTGGTGCGATCACAGGTCGTGGTGCTGATCTACTTATAATCGATGACCC